TGGCGTTGAGTCGAAGGCTTCACTGTCGATCACGAAATGGCTTACCACGTTGCTACTTATGTTGACTACTGCAACATCCAAGAAGGTAAGAAAGAAATTGAGTTGAAAGTTGATTATTCGGAGTGGGCAGAAGGTGGATTTGGTACTGCTGATTATGTAGCAGTCCACGATGGTATTTGTAAAGTCATCGACCTCAAGTACGGACAAGGTGTGAAGGTGTCCGCACAGCGCAACGAGCAACTGATGCTATACGGCTTAGGTGCGGCATATAAATTCATTGATGAAGTAGACACTGTTGAGATGACTATCGTGCAACCCCGCATGGATAACATCGACACCTATAGCATCAGAGCCAAAGACTTATTTAAGTGGGCTAATGAGAAGGTCAAGCCCGCCGCTAGAAGAGTGTTTGCTCCAGAGCCTGAGTACAACCCTACTCCTAAAGGCTGTCATTTTTGCAAAGCAAAGGCTACTTGCAGAGCGTTAGCTGAACACAACTACAACCTCACACTTTCTAGCTTTGAAAATTTAGAAGAGCCACTGGTTGTGCAAGTACCTCACACCTTAAATGTAGAAGAGATAGGTCATCTACTTCCAAAGATGGATGCCCTTATAGGGTGGGCGCATGGCATACAGAAACACGCCCACAAATTACTTTCTGAAGGTGGAATTCTACCTAACTACAAACTTGTGAATGGTCGAAGCCAACGCAAGTGGGTCGATGGCAAGGTAGCTGAAGAAAGCCTACTAGAAATGCTTGGTGACGAAGCCTACATCACCAAACTAGTTTCCCCTACCCAAGCAGAAAAACTGCTCGGCAAAGCGAAAGCCAAAGAAGTCACTGACCTTTGGCACAAACCCAACGGCAAACCAACACTTGCACCAGAGAGCGATCCTCGCCCTGCGGTCAAGCCAGAGGCTGTCGATTATTTTTCAACTATAGAGTGAGAAGTCTTAATGAGTGTAATTACTTTAAAAAACGTGCGGTTATCTTTTCCGCAGATATGGACACCAAAAGCCTACATGGAAGGTCAAACAGCAAAATACAGCGCAAATTTTCTATTAGACAAAGACGCTGATAAAGATCAAATAGCGGAGTTCAAAAAAGCTATTAAGCAAGTAGCGACTGTTGCCTTTAATGGCGACATTCCTAAAGGTTTAAAAACCTGTCTAGGCGATGGCGAAGACAAGGCGTATGACGGCTACGAAAACGCAGTGTTTGTTAGCTGTAGTTCAAGACAGCGCCCAGTAATTATTGATCGTGATAGAACGCAGTTAGTTGAAGAAGATGAGAAACCCTACGCAGGCGCTTATGTAAATGGCGCAGTGAGCCTATGGGTGCAAAACAATCAGTTTGGTAAGCGCGTTAACTGCAACTTGCAAGCTATCCAGTTTGTGAAAGATGGTGACAGCTTCGGTGGAGGCGGTGTGAAGGTTGAGTCTGTTTTTGATGACATCAGCAAAGAGCAAGCCGCAGACGCAAATGACGATGACTTTTTAAGCTAACAAGAATGGGGCGTTATGCGCCCCTTTTTTTTTAAGGATAAAAAATGAAAGCAACACTTAGTTACAAGTATGTAGGTGAACGCTTTGAAGAGTTGAGTGGGCAAGTAGTCATAGTCAAAGAGATAGCAGAATTAGCTGACATTCCATACAAAACACTGCAAAACCGAATGGGTATGAAAAAAAGAAGAGCAACCTATTTTGATGAAGTTTACATAACTGATAAAGATTTACTGCCAAGAACAAGAGAAAGAAGAGCAAAAAGTAGATCAAACATTGCTGATGGCAAAAATAAACTCAGCACAGATTGGCTGAAGAGATCATTAGTATGAACATATCAATTGATTTTGAAACATATAGTGAATGCGATATACGCAAATCAGGCGCATACGCATACGCTGACCACCCCACAACCGAAGTGCTATGTCTTGCATGGTCTGTGGATGATGAACCACCAGAATTGTGGACACCAAACGACCCACTACCCCACCGCCTTTTCACATTAATAGAAGCAGGCGGTGCAACAGTGTGGGCATGGAATAGTTTTTTCGAGATGGGTATTTGGAATCTTGTACTCAAGTGGAAGCCTGTACCTATCAATCAGTGGCGAGACACTGCCGCACTAGCCGCCGCACAAGCGTACCCCCGCGCACTTGGAAAGTGTGGCGAGGCGCTAGGTCTTGAAGGCGATGCCGCTAAAAGCAAACGAGGCAAGATACTTATACAGCGTTGCTGTAAGCCTTATCGTGGTGAGCGTGTTCGTGACCCACAACTTTATCAAGAACTCTACGACTACTGTCTACAGGACGTTGTTGCAGAGCGAGAGATACGCAAAATGTTGCGTGACCTCAGAGGCTTAGAGAATGACGTTTGGGAGTCAGACCAGAAGATTAACTGGCGTGGTGTGCGATTAGATAGAGATAGCATATATAACGCGCTTGAAATCATAGACAAGCACAGCAAAACCTTAAATAAGGAAGTGTATGAGATAACAGGGGGTGTTTTAGATAACACCGCAAGTCGTGCTAAGTCGTTAGCGTGGATAACCTCACAGGCTTACAGCATGACAGGTTACGACAAACAGTCAGTAGAAGCGGCTATAGCTGATGATAACTGCCCTGATAACGTCAAGAAATTCCTTGAAATACGGCAGGCACTGTCTAAGTCGAGTACCAAAAAGTATGACGCAATGAAAGCCGTACTCGGTAAGGATGGCAGAGCGCATGGCATTTTGATGTACCACGGGGCGGCAACAGGGAGATGGTCAGGTCGTCACTTCCAACCTCAAAACCTACCACGCCCATCCATTGACGATGTAGATTCTGTTATCGAGCAGATGAAAGCCAAAGACCCAGAGAAGATAGACATAGAGCCTATGGAGGCAATGTCTAGCTGTCTGCGAGGGATGCTCATAGCCTCAGAAGATCATAGGTTGATGTGTGCTGACTACTCAAGCATCGAGGCTCGTGCTTTAGCGTGGATAGCAGACCATGACTCTGTACTTGAAGTGTTTGCAAACGGAAAAGACATTTATAAATTTACAGCCGCAACGATGTACAGAATACCTTACGAAGAGGTAGACAAAGATCAACGCTTTGTAGGCAAGGTAGCAACACTAGCACTTGGGTATCAAGGTGGGATTAGAGCATTCCAGAAAATGGCTGAGGTGTATGGCGCAGATGTCGATGAGCAACAGGCGCTAAAGATTCGCAATGATTGGCGTGAAGCCAATGACCCTATTGTAAAACTGTGGGTATCAACAGAGCGAGCCGCACGAAACGCTGTTAGCTACAAAGGGAAAGTGTACAAAGCCGCAAAGGGTGAATTTAAGTGGGTCAAAGGCGACCTACTGTTCAAGCTACCCAGTGCCAGAATACTATCATTCCCAGAAGCCAAACTGGTTCAGGGCGATAGAGGCATGGACTTAGTTTACAGCGGCATGAACAACCACATACATAAATGGGGTGAGATCAAAGCCTATGGTGGCTCACTGGTTCAATCTATAACACAGGCAGTCGCCAGAGACTTATTAGCTGAGGCGGTACTGCGGCTAGAGCAGGCTAAATACCCAGTCGTTCTTCATGTACACGATGAAATTGTAGCTGATGTGCCTAAAGGTGTCGGTAGCCTCAAAGACTTTGAAGAGATTATGTGCCAACTCCCCGCGTGGGCAGATGGCATCCCTGTCGAAGCAGAAGGTTATGAGTCTGAGAGGTATCGAAAATAAGAGAGTCATACGTTGAAAAGAAAGTCACCGACTACGCAAAAGCGCAGGGGTGGCTTTCTTACAAGTGGGTATCGCCTTCACAGCGAGGCGTACCTGACCGAATGTATTTTAGAGATGGTGAACTAATCATTGTTGAGTTCAAAGCCCCAAAGAAAAAGCCAACGCCCTACCAAGAGGCGATACATAGGCGATTAGCCGCAGTGGGTTGGACAGTACACATCATTGACGACATCGAAGAAGGGAAGAAATTACTGTGCTAGATAGAAGCAAGATGCATGAGTATCAACATAAGGCGGTTAAGTTTGTTAAAGCCAACAAGAAAGCCGCACTGTGGATTGATATGGGTCTGGGTAAAACCATATCCACCCTCACAGCTTTAAGCGATTTAATCAAAGACAAAAAGATTAAACGCACACTTATCGTTGCCCCGCTACGAGTAGCTAAACATACATGGGCAGAAGAGATACGCAACTGGGAGCATATCAATCTGCAATACACCATACTGGCAGGACTCACCCCCGCAAAGCGCAAAGCCGCAGTGTATGAAGACACACAACTGCACATCATTAACAGGGAGATGATTCCGTGGCTCGTAGAGTTACTAGGTCAGAAATGGCATTACGACTGCGTGATAATCGATGAGAGCAGTAGCTTTAAGTCGCACTCAAGTAAGCGTTGGAAGTCGTTTAGAAAGGTACTGGGTAAGATTAAACGCATGGTGCAGTTAACAGGGACACCCGCACCTAACTCTCTCATTGATTTATGGTCGCAGATGTATTTATTGGATAAGGGAGAGCGACTAGAAAACACCCGTGGTAAGTTTTTAGAGAAATACTGTATGACAGTGGGCAACCCACAATGGAATCAATGGCTAGTTAGACCAGAAAGAACCGATGCGCTATACAAGAAAGTTAAAGATGTCGTTCTTAGAATGAGCGCAGAGGACTACTTGGAACTACCAGAGCGAATTGATTTAACAATTGAAGTGGAACTGCCTGCCAATGCCCGTAAAGCCTATGAGGAGATGAAGCGAGACTTCCTCTTGTCATACGAGAAGGGAGAGATATTAGCTGTGAATGCGGCGGTACAGGTGGGCAAGCTGTTGCAGATATGCAATGGTAACGCCTACACCGAGGATAAAGATTTTGTTGAGTTGCACCAAGAGAAATTAAACGAACTGGTGCAAATCATAGAGCAAGCCCAAGAGCCTGTACTGGTAGCCTATAACTTTAAAAGTGATTTAGCAGTCATACAGAAAGCCCTTAAAACCTCAGAGGTTTTATCTAACGATCCTAAAACTATTGATCGTTGGAACAATGGGGAGATACCTGTGCTATTAACCCACCCTGCTTCTGCGGGTCATGGGTTAAATCTGCAAAAAGGCGGTAACATTATTGTTTGGTATGGACTCCCGTGGAGTTTGGAACTATACCAACAGTTTAACGCTAGGCTACACAGGCAGGGGCAAACAAAGCCTGTGCGTATCGTACATATTGTGGCAAAAGACAGTGCCGATGAGAACGTAATGAAGTCGTTAACAGAGAAAGACGACACACAAACAAAACTTCTAAAAGTAGTGCAAAGTTGATATATCAATTAAAAGTTGACTTTTATTTTTATATAGCGTAATTTATACTGCAACTAAGGTATATTCATATTTGAATAGTTGTTTGCAAATAAATTTATATATATTAGTAATTAGCAACGGATGCTACTTGCAGGAGGAATACTATGGAGTTTAAAGATAGATTGATAAAAGCCTGTGATGCCAACGAGGACATACCTCGATTTGGTGCAGGGCGACAGACAATTATAGCTAAGAAAATGAAGGTCAGTTCAGAGGCTGTGCGTAAGTGGTTTCAAGGTACAACTATACCAAGACCGCAGGCTATGAAACATCTGGCTAGGATGTTAAGTGTTGACCACAATTGGCTTGCACTTGGTACAGATTATTCAGAGAAAGCGTCTTTGAAAGAAGTTGCACAGACTGCCGATGCGGCGACCTATGCTTTTTGTGGGTGTGCAATGTCAAACGGGCATACGTTTGCGCTTAACGATGATACTTCTCTGGATGCGGATTTGATTTTGATAAAACAGGGTGAGGTTATATATGCAAAAGTATTACCTGTTGATGTCCGCAAAGCCGCAAAAGCTAAAGTAGCAATAAACAACAGACCAAAGAAGGTCAGAAGTGTTATTGCCGCTAGAAATGATCTTAGTGACATTAGTTATGATTTTTTCGATTTACCAAATGGATTTCCAACAGGAGAAATGGATTTTAATCAGGACGACAAAAAGGCATTCTTAAATAAGATTAGACTGGAGTCGTTTTTTCAATAACCGACAGGGTAGGGAGTAGTAATGGACAAACCGTACTTAGGTGTTGACGAACTGTCACACCTCATGGGGATGAGTCAGCAAAGCGTACTCAACGCCATACACAGGGATAACTTCCCCATACCTACCTATAAATTAGGTAAGTTAAGAGTTGCAGACAAGCTAGTCGTGGAGGCATTTTTTCAAAACCAACGCGATATTGGCTTGGAACAAATATCAACTAAATAGTGGAGATACAACAGTATGTTAGATATGCAGAACGGCATAGAAAAGGAAGAAGATTATGTTAACCATCCTAAACACTATATGCAAGGAAGTATAGAATGCATTAGATATTTAGAGGACAGTCTTGGAGATGGTTTTTCATATTACTTAGAAGGAAGTATAAAAAAGTACCTTCACAGATGGAGACACAAAAATGCAGGGAATCATTCAAAGCAAATAGAGGACTTAGAAAAAGCATTGTTTTATCTGAGGGCGCTAATAGAAGATCAAAATGCATAATAATAAGAAATGAAAGGGGCTGAATTATCAGCCCTTTTTTTATGCCTCTAATTCAATAGGGTTGCACTCAAGCATTTGTAAAACTTTGTTAGCGTTAACGTGAGTGTATCGTCTGAGCATATTAATATCCCTGTGACCGCTAAACACCGCAACAACCATCGAGTCTAAGCCCAACTCAAACAGGCGCGATATAGCCTCATGCCTCAAATCGTGAAACCTTAAATCTTCAATGTCCGCCCTCACCCGCGCTCGTCTGAATGCGGCTGTGACTGACTTACTATTAAAAGGGAATATAAGGTCGCGGGCGCGAGCATAGTCTTTCTTGTAATTAGAACCAACAGGGATTAAATCATCAGAATCTGATACGTCTTGACGTGAA